GCGGCTCCGGCGAGCCCGATGAGTTTGCCGACTCGGAGCTCTACCAGGACATGAAGAGCGAGCTCGAGCGGCAGCGCTCTGAGCGGCGCGAGTCGGAGATCCAGTCTGTCCGGGAAGCGGCCTCGGGCAAAATGCCCGCCTCGGCCGTCGACCAGTTTGCCGACCTGGCGAAGGCGCTCCCGGGCTCGGTCGAGACGGCCACCTTCGCTGACGATGATGAGGCGTCGCCCGAAGAGGTGAGCCCGCGCCAGAAGCTCGCCGATGCGCTCTCCCAGCTCCCGGAGCAGGTCGAGCCGGGGGCGATGGACTTCTCTGACCTCGAGGAGAACGGGGAGGACAAGAAGGACCTCGCCGGCGAGATGTAAGCCAGCCCATAAGGACGCTTTGACGAAGGCATCCCAATGAAGGCATCCCTACGACACTGACCGTTTCCCAAGGCGCCAGCATGTTATGTCCAGCTTCATCACCGCCAGTCACAGTTTTGACGAGGCCGGCCTCTTCCCCGGCCACGACCTCGATCCAGTCGTCAAGAGCCGGGAGTTTGAAAGCGGCCTGACGACCCCGATCGAGCCGGGGACGCTCGTGAAGGAGAACAACAACGGCAACATTCGCCCCTGGAATCAGGGCACTGACGCTGAGTCCGACATCGTTGGCGTCTACGCTGGCGCCTCGCAGCTCGACACCTCCGAGCGGACGTCCGGCCCGGTGCTTGTCTTTGGCCCGGTCGTGCAGTCGGAGCTCGTCAGTTGGACGGCGGCCAACGGCTCAACGACGGCCGAGCCATCGGACGCGGCCCTGGAGGCGCTGGAGACCAACGCCCCGAGCGTCTTCCCGGTCGAGCCGACCGTGAACGCCACGTAGTAAAACCGTGAACGCCACGTAATTCAGGCCTCAGAAGCCCTCCCGAATGATCTGAAGGCGGCGCCCCTTTTCGCTTTTGGACACAACAGACCTTTGAGCTGACATGCCGCTGCAGCAGATCGACCTGACGCAGATCCAGCAGCTCTTCAAGCCGGACAATGTGGCCCGCGTCATCCGAGACACGGAGACCCACGGCACCCAGACGCTGGACCGCTACTACCCGCCCTCGACGCGACAGACGTGGGACCAGATCCTCGTGCCGATCGAGGAGATCACCGACGTCACCCGCGCGACGGGCCTCTCCATCCGGGGCGGCTCCGGCGTGGGCATCGGCGGGGAGAGCCAGCAGTACGACTACATCGAGCCCCAGCCCCTGAAGCCGACCGATGGCATGAGCGCGGTCGAGTACGAAAACGCGCGCCAGGTCGGGGCCGAGTCGGTGCAGGACCTGGCCGACCGGAAGATTGCCCGCATCTTGGAGACCCATCGGAAGACGGCCGAGGGCATGGCGGCGACGAGCCTGACCGGGACGCTCACGTGGCCGATCTTCGACAACGCCGGCAACGTGATCGACACGTTCGACGTCAACTACGGCTCGCTGCAGAGCTACACGGTCTCGGCCGACTGGACGGCCGGCTCCACGACCCTTGCGACCATCTACGAGGACCTGAAGGAGATGCGGCGCAAGCTGGAGCGGGCTGACTACGCCGGCAACCGCGTGTCGATCGGGTCGAATGTCTTCGGCGCCCTTCTGGACAAGGTGAACGGCCAGTCGAACGACACGCGCATGACCGCCCGGCTCACCGATGACGGCGCGATTCAGCTCGGCGAGTTTACCCTCATGGACATGGCCGGGCAGTACTACGACCCGGACGCGGGGAGCTACCAGAACGTGCTGGGCGGCAACGAGCTGCTGATGGACGACCAAAATGCGCCGTGGACACACCTGTACGTCCGGATCGACAATTTCCGGATGCAGGACCAGTTCGGCGCGAACGCGCTGCGCGGAATGCCGATCGGCGTCGTCGCCGAGCTTTCCGGCGATGGCGATCGCATCCAGTTGTACTCCCAGAGCAAGCCGCTTGCCATCCCGCCGGTGAAGGCAATGCTTCGCACCGACGTAAGCGCGCCGTAATACACCGTGGACGCATCTGGCCGTGGACGCATCTGTAAGCGCTGAGCTTCTGACAGAGCCGTTCGCAACGGACCGACAGGTCTAAAGTAGCCTCATGGCAAAGCCGACCCCGCAGGCCGTAAAGAGCTCCTTGCCGCCCACGCTCCGGTCGCGGGCGGAAGCAGACGACCCGAGTGTCTTCGTCGACGCGACCCAGAAAGCGATCATCTGGGTCCGCAGCCGCCACGAGATGGCCGGGGTTGGACCCGTTGACTGGGACAGCGACCTCGTAAGCGAGGCGGCCTTGGAGTACGCGAAATATGCGGTCCACGCGGCCCGCGAAAACGAGTCGGTCGCGGCGGACAAGAAAGAGAACGCGCGAGAATTTTTGCAGCCGCTCGTCGGGGAGGCGGGCGACTCAGACAACCAGCCGGCACCCGGCGCCGCGGCGACGGAAGGCGTGAGGCCGGCGTGGATGGACGGCTTTGAGGGGCGGCAGGACCCGGAGGACGGCGGGACGCGGCGCGTGCCGTAGCCGAAGGTATCCCCTTCATTGTTCTTTCCATACTGACAGGAGCCTTAACGGGCATCCGCTAATGGCTGGCGTCGACGCCGAATTTGAGTCCCCGGAGGCGTTTCAGCGCTTTCTGCGGGAGGCGCAGGCGCACGTCTCCGACGGCTCGGGGTTGATGCAGCGCCTCGGCGGCACCCTCGTGACCCAGACGGTCCGGCGCATCAAGCGGGATAACCTCGACGCCGACAACGCGCCGGTCACCAAGGACGTCAAGGAGGGCGACACGCCGCTTCAGGACACCGGCGCCTTTCAGCAGTCGGTTCGCTTTACGGCGAGTGAGGAGGCGGTGACGGTGGGAAGCCCCCTGAAGCATGCCAGCTCGCTCCAAACCGGCGCGGAGATAGAGGCAAAGGAGGCAGAGAAACTCGCGTTCCCGGCGTCGGCCCGCACCCGGACGCTCCAGCGCCGCTACGGCTTTGACTTCGAGCGGCTCATTACCGGGATGCGCGAGGACGGCTGGAACGTGTGGTTCATGGAAAACGCCGTCATGGCAAGCAATCCAGAGGCCAACGACGATCCGTTCCCGCTGATGATCCGGAAGGAGGAGGTGACGGTCCCTCAGTACAAGCCGTTTCAGATTACCGATGAGGACGAAGAGGACATTCGGGGTGTCACGGAAGCCTGGATCGAAGAGGTCAAACCGAACTGATGAGTTTAGAGCTCGGACAACAGCTTCTTGCTGCCCCCAAAGCCGCGGCTGCGGCCTTGCAGGACCGGACAGGCGTCGATTGCACGCTTGGGCCAAGGCCGAGCCCGGGGCGCGGCGTGCAGCTCTTTATCCGGCCGCAGGCGCCGGTCATCGAGGACGCCCGAAGCGCCGGGCGACCGGACACGACGCTGTATCGCGTCGCTTACGACACGGTGCTTCGCCTCCGGGGGCGCGGCGCGATTGGCGGAGGGGATAGTTTCTACGCGGAGGCGGTGCAGGCGCACTTTCGGGTCAACGTTGCGCTGGACACAAGCTTCGAGGTGGACCCGACGGCGCAGGTCTCGGGTGCAGCGGTGCCAGAGGGCGCGCCGGCTGGGAGCATGGAGCTCCCGCCGGTCATCGTCGATGCGGAGGGAGAGGGCACAGGTGACTTCTTCCAGGAGAGCCCGCAATCTGGCGACTACGTGTACCGCAAAGACTGGCTCCTGACGCTTCGATTCAAGCGCACCATCACCGAGGAGGACCGGCAGCAGATGTCCTCCACAGGCGGCATCACACTTACCGTAGACATCGACTAACCCAAAGACATCGACTGACTCAAAGACATCGACCAGTCCCATGCTTGATGACGATACGCTCGTTGAACGAGCCGTAGAGGCTGGCCTCCTGACGCAGAGTGGGCCACACTATTACGACGCCGAGACGGAGGAGCACGTGGGGCAGGGCGCCCAAGAGGCCGCTGAGTACCTGGCGAATGAGGACCTTATCGGTGAAATCCCTGGGCCTAAGGGCGAAGACGTTGAGGGCGAAGGCGTTGAGAGCGAGGAGGGTGAGGGCGCCGGCAGCCCGGATGAAAGCGGCGAGGCCGACCGCTACGACGCGAGCGCCTACCGCTACGAAGGCGAGCAGCGGGGCACCTTTCGCCGCGAGGGCCGTCCCGACGCCTACCTCTATCCCGGGGCCGTTTACAACGCGCTGCCCACCGGGCAAGACGACGTCCAGGACATGATCGATGAAGGCATTCTCGTCCCTATTCAGTAAGCAAGGTGACCCCAACTTATGCACGGCGTAACCACTAGAGAAGCCCCGACGCCTGCCTTTGCCGTTCGGGAATCCCCGAGCGCGGTGCCTTTCATCGTCGGCACTGCGCCGAAGGGCCCGGTAAACGAGATTGAAAAGATCGGCTCCTTCAAAGACGCGGCCGACACGTTCGGGCAGCGCCAGCCGCAGGACGACCCCGGGGACTTTACGCTCTTGCGGTTCGCGGAGCTGTTCTTCCAGTTCTACGGGGCGAGCCCGGCGTACTTTGTGAACGTCCTCGAGTCTGAGAGTTTGGTTCCCAGCGAAAACCAGACGTTCTCCGACGGTTCGCTGCGGCTCGACAACGCTCACCTTACGAACCTGTCTATCACTAGCGGGAGCTACTCCGAAGGCACCGACTACGAGGTAGACCTCGACAAAGGCGAGGTCACCCGGATCGAGAGCGGGAGCATCCCGGCGGGCGAGCAGATCGAGGTCGAGTACTTCTTCATCGATTCGGTCTCCGTTTCGCGCTCCTTGTTTTCCAGTCTAATCATCGGCGGCGTCTCTGGGGGCGACCGCACAGGGCTGGAGCTGATCGAGGAAGTGCTGCCCACGTTTGGCGGCATCCCCAACCTGATCTTGGCGCCGGGATTTTCGCAGGTGCCCAGCGTCGCCTCGGTCATCGAGGGCAAGGCGGGGGGCTTCAGCGGGGGCTTTCAGGCCCACGGCTTGATCGACATCGACAGCGGAGACTCCAATTTCGACGAGGTATCGGAGGCGGTCCAAGAGAAGGGGAGTCTCACGACCAGCCCCGACATGTCGGTCTACTGGCCGCGGGTCACGAGTGGTGAGCACACCGACTGGCTCAGTGCCCACGCGGCCGGCGTGATTGCCCGCACCGACGTGGACAAGGGCGGCGGCCTGCCGTACTACTCCCCGTCCAACGAGAGCCTCTCCATTGATGGCACCGAGGTGACCGTGACCCGACAGGAGGCCCAGACGCTCAGCGACAACGGCCTCGTGACGGCGTTCCGCACCGGGGGGGGCAGTGGCTTTGTGCTCTGGAACAACAACACGGCGGCCTTCCCGGGCACGACCGACGTCAAGGACCGCTACATTCCGAACAGCCGAATGGCGACCCACATCGCCAACACGATCGTCCTCTCGGTCCTTCAGAAGGTCGATGATCCGGTCAACCGCCGTCTGATCTCCAGCGTGGTGACGAGCCTCAACCAGGCGTTTAGCGGCTGGGAGGCGCAGGGCGCCCTCCTCGGCGCGACGGTGCAGTTTTTGGAGCAGGACAACCCGATCACGGAGCTGCAGAACGGGAGCATCACCTTCCGCCTCTTTTACGCCGCGCCCACGCCGGCCAATGAGATTGAGGTGGTCTTGGAGGTCGACGTCGACCAGTACAAGGCCCTCTTCCAGTAAGCCGCCTTCCAGTAAGCCGCCTTCCAGTAAACCGCCAGGGGCCCCCGGCCCCGAGACGTTTTTCTAAGCTGAAGCGACACCGATATGCCTACGACCCCTGCCACCATCGCCGACGCGACCGCCTTTGCCGACGGGACGCTCGTTCCCTCCTTGGAGAGCGTCGACCTGCCGGACCTCGAGCAGATGAGCGAGGAGTTTCAGCAGCTCGGGATGGCCGGCTCGATCGAGGTGCCCTCCGCCCACGTTGCGCTCGGGACCGCGACCCTCAGCTTTGCCAGCTACCACCCCCAGGACATGCAGCTCTTCCCGCCGCAGGCCGCGGTGCAGCTGGAGCTTCGCATGTCGATCAACGACGTGACCAGGCGCGGCGTGAGCGAATTTCCGCGCGTTGTGACGATGCGGGTCCTTCGGCAGGTCCGCTCCAACGACACCGCCGAGCGGCAGCGCACGGAGGGGCATGAGCTGGAGGTGGCTGTTCACTACCTCAAGGACGAGCTTGATGGGACGGCCATTACCGAGATCGACCCGAAAAACCGGGTCTTCGTCTGGGACGGGGAGGACATCCTCGCCGACCGGCGCGCGAATCTTGGATTCGAGTAGCTCTGACGCTGAGAGGTGATGTGGCTCCTCGGGGTTTTCGCCTGGTGGGCAACGTTCGGCACTGCGGCGTATCTCATCTGGCACAATACCATCCTTGCGCCGGCCCAGTGGAAGGCTGAATGGTCACTGGCGAAGGCGCGTCATCAACGCTTTTCTACAAATCTACAGAGTGCAATGGAGGAGAATGAGCTGAAGGAGAACACCGACGGCAATCTCGACGAGCCTATGACTGGCGCCGAGGAGGAGGGCTACTGGAAGACGATTGACCTCCCCAGCGGGTCGACCGCTCAGATTGAAGAAGGCACGGCCGACACGCACTTCCGTGCCCAGCGGGCCGCCCGCGACGGGCAGGGCCTAAACGAGACGAAATACCAAAAAGCCCTCATCACGCAGCTGGTCGAAATCGACGAGCAGCCTGTCTCCGAAGATGAGCTCTCCAGCTTGCCCCTTCCGGATTTCTTCGCCCTTCAGCAGGCGTTCGACGAGCT